TCGCAATTGCGATCAGAGACACAACGTTCGTCTCTACGAAATGGTAGGCTATGCCCTACCTCATCGTAATTTCGATGTACTCAGATTATTATCTGAGTCTCAATGGAAAACCATTGAGGAATGTTGGATTGCCAACATGCATACAGTTTTACTGCATCCTAGGTTCGATCCGAACCGAATCGATAATCGATTAGCACGAGCTATTCGTGCTTATAAACGATGGTTTATAATATTTTTCACCAAAGCTGTGAAAATTGATGGCAAAGTATCCATCAAGAAGGCTAAGTCTTCAGACGGAATTTTCCGTCTTATTAACCTAGATAAAGGTTTAAGAGCACTTAAAACTATAAGTGGCTTTCTGCAATATTATTGCTGTTTTGACGCAAAGGACGTCAATAAATTGCCACCTGCAATTCCCTTCTTTCGAGGGTATCATGAGGATACTCATGTATTTGAATTCACCTGGTTCGGTGGATATCTCTCAGATTTTCGGAGAGTGGATCGGCATTTATCCGATCAAGACCTATTGGCCTTATGTCAAATTCGGACATTTGGTAGGGCTTTGCCCTGCCCTTCACGAAAAATGTGTCGTGAAGACTTTAAAGATCAATTGTTGATCTTAACAAAAGAACGTTTTGTTGATCAGGAATATCTTGATCTCACAGCTAATGTCTGTGAAGATCTCTTTAAGAGATTGCATATTGAAAGTATGCCAAGACATAGTCATTTTTCTATGTCAACTTCAGGATGTTTTGAAGAGACCTCCAAAAATGGGGGTCAGGCCTCCTATATTAGGAACCAATACGTACCGTATTTACTTACCAAAATTGATAAGTGTTTTCTGGTAGTTAATCCAGAATCTGGCTTTCAGCCAGGTTATCAGAGACTCAAGGTCTCCGATTGGCTACTAAATGCAGCCGGTTTGAAACGTTTTTCAAACAATCCGGAATCTCCCAGATTTCTGACCGATTGTTTCGGTCAGTATGTCTTTCCTGAAGACATGGTAGATACCCTGACTAAAATAGCTGGGTTCGTCCCGATTTCGAGACGCTACCATCCACTAATAGTGGATTCCATAGCAGACTATGGAACAATCCTCATTGATTGGATTTATAGATTTCCACTGCGGAATCAACGAGAAGATTTTTCTCGTTTTAACTTGATCAGTGGTCAAGACAAGTCAAAGCCTTGTTTACCAGCAGAGCTTGGTTATGCAATTTTGTTAATTGCTATAGGTGAAGCCTATACTCAAGGATATTTCCTTGATCGGAGCGGAATCCGTTCCGAACCAGATATTTTTCTGGTTATCGGGGATTTTCCCTGGAAAATTCCATTATGGAATGGACGTAAAATTTTACGTTATAAGGTGGACATTCCACCTAAAGTTAAACTAACTTGTTTAGCTGAGCCTGGTGCAAAGTCCAGGCCACTTGGGAATACCCAAGTGTGGTTTACAATCTTAACAAGATTGATGAGGTTCATGATTGAACCGATCATCGCTAGGGATGGTCGAGCCCGAATTGGGCTTGTTTCCACAAATAAGATGTGGACCTTTCTGAAATTAATTCAGAAAGTTCAATATAACAACGTTTATATTCAATCGACTGATTACAAGTCGTCAACGGATTTTATTCCGTTGTCTATGATTTCCACAATTTGGAAATCTGCAACCAAGAATTTGGCTGCTAACCATCCATTTATGGTTTTTATAGATTTGATAATTTCAAATCGAAGTCTAGAGTTTCTAGACTTTAAAGAACTATCCTCGGAATTCGAGGATTTGACCCACAGATGTGGATCTTTCATGGGAGAACCCATGAGTTTCATGACGTTAACCGTCATGAATCTCCTCTCCGAAGAGATTTCTGATATTTTGTATTATCAGTCAAAGCCAAGGCTTTGGAAAGATCCAGTTGCGATCTGCGGGGATGATTTCCTCGCTGTTCGGACCGAGTTGGCCCGAATCCTTAAATTTAAGGATGTAGCCCAAAAATTAGGCTTTGTCTTTTCTTGGAAAGACCAAATCTCATTGAGAATTGGGATCTTCTGTGAAGATCACATAATCTATGATTATGATAAGAAGAAATTTTCTTATGTTGATGTGATCAAATCACGTCTTTTGACTGGTATGACCCGTCAACACTCTAATAATCAGAGTTCAATTCTCGGAAAAGGGAGAATGTTACGTAATCAATTAGATTACTTTGAAAACCAAGTTTTCAAAAGACACATTGTGTCTTTATTCGGTTTAATATTTAACC